TGAGGCGTTTGCCTCGGTTGTTGAGCTAGCTACGGTCCAAGCGGATTGCCCCGTGGAGCGATCCATAATCCCCGCTTGCCTCCAGCATCGCCAGGGTTGCCCCTCATGCCGGTTGCTCACATCAACAAATATAGAGTAGCGCAATTGGCATACTGTGTCAAGCACTTTTTTTATCTTTTTTCAGCTTTTTTCTACGTGCTCGTAAACCCTTTTGTTCGTTGGCCTTGCAGGGTTTACAGATCATGCGCTGCTGGGTCTTACTCCACTCTCGTTTGTGGCCATGCGCGCAAAGCGGATTCAAGGTGCGTTTTTTCGTCGGCATCATCATCTATATATAGTAGCACATTTGCACTGTGATGTGCAGATAATGTTTGGCTGGCCGGCCAGTCGGCAACGCCCTCACTGGCACCAGCGATGCCGCACTGGATATAGTTCGAGCCAAGAACCAGCGCGATTTTGTTGCGATAACTCGTTTATAATCAACCGTTCACTCAGTCAGCGCGCTCCGATGACGATTCGTCGCCTGGTTGGGGGCTGGGACACTGCGCCGTCCCTCTCATCTCGACATCGCCCTCTCGCGTGGTGGCGAGGCTGCCGGCTCCTAGCTGCTCTCGCGCGCGGCCCGTGTGCGGCCTATAGCCGTCTTCAAGGTGCGTTTTTTCGTCATTGTAGCACGTTCGGCGGATGCGCTATAATAAGTACATTGTGGCTAAATTGCGGTGGACCGCTCAACTCGAATCCTCTATAATAGAGGCGATCCAATCCGGCGCAACGTTGCGTAAAATTGGGCTCGAAAACGGTTTCAGCGCATCCTGCATCGTTGATCGCGCAGACCGTAATCCTGAATTCGGCAAACGGTACGCGCGCGCGCTACAAATTCGGGCCGATCTCGATTTAGATGAGATAGATGCGCTCACCAGCGCGCCGCCGGAGCGCGGCAAATTTGGCATCGATCCGGGGTGGGCCAATTGGCAACGGACGCGGATCGATGCCAAAAAATGGCTAGCGTCCAAGCGCAACCCCAAGAAATACGGCGATAAGCACGAGATCACGGGCAAGGATGGCGCGCCGTTCATTCCTCTCACGCTGGCTGATTTCTACGGCGGCCGGCTACTGGGTGAAGGGAAAACATCGGAATAGGATGGAGATGTGAGCGATGCAGGCGGAATTGGTAGCTCCCACGCTCAACCCCGCCCTCCGAGATTTCTGGACTGTACCGGCGACCGGGCGAGTCCTGTATGGTGGCCGCATCAGCAGCAAAAGTTGGGACGCAGCGGGATTCGCAATTTTTCTTGCATCCCGGCATAAAGTTCGCTTCCTGTGCACTCGGCAATTTCAAAACAAGATAGCAGAATCGGTGTACACGCTTTTGAACGTGCAAATCGAACGGTTCGGATTGTCCGATCAGTTCAACATCACCGATAGCTCGATCATTCATCGGCATACTGGCAGCAGTTTTATTTTTTACGGCCTCGCCCGAAACATCGAGGAAATTCGCTCACTTGAGGGAGTGGATATATGGTGGATTGAGGAAGCGCACTTTCTGACGAAGGAGCAGTGGGATACTGTCGAGCCGACAGTGTTGCGCAAAGAAGGAGCGCAAATCTGGGCGATATTCAATCCGATGTACGCGACTGATTTTGTATATCAACGGCTTGTTGTCAACCCACCTCCTGATTACGTTGTGCGCAAAATAAACTACGACGAAAATCCCTTCCTGTCCCAGACGGCAAAGGACATGATCGCGCGATGCAAAGCCGAATCCGAAGACGATTACCGGCATATTTATCTTGGAGAGCCGAAAAGCGATTCTGAGGGAACAGTTATCAAGCGCAGTTGGATTGAGGCCGCTGTAGACGCTCATCTTAAACTCGGCTTTGAGGCGACGGGTGCAAAGGTGATAGGATTCGATGTGGCCGATGATGGAGAGGACGGTTGCGCCAACGTGTTCGCGCATGGAAGCGTGGCGTACTGGTGCGAAGAGTGGCGGGCGCGCGAGGATGAACTTCTCAAATCTTGTATGCGCACCTATGCCAACGCTTCGGAGCGCCAGGCACAAATCCGATATGACTGCATCGGAGTGGGCGCATCCGCAGGCGCGAAGTTCGACGAACTCAACGGAGTTCGGGACAGGCGATTGCGTATCAATTATGCCAAGTTCAACGCTGGCGGCGCCGTCGAGCGCCCGGAGGAATACTATGTGAGTGATCGCCAGGACCGCATCAAAAACAAGGACTATTTCTGCAACCTGAAAGCCCAAACCTGGTGGAATATCGCTGACCGCTTTCGCAATACCTACAACGCAATCCACCGGGGGGAAAAATTCAAGGACGATGAACTTATCAGCATTTCGAGAGAAATGCCGTTCCTTGAAAAACTCAAAACCGAACTCTCCACTCCGAAGCGAGATTTCGATAGGAACGGAAGGGTCAAGGTAGAGAGCAAAGAAGACCTGGCAAAATCCAATCGTCCTGGGGGCGCGGTGAAGTCGCCGAACCTCGCAGATGCGTTTGTGATGGCGTTCGCCGGCGGGCGGCCGGCAGTTCTAAACATCTCGCCCGCTGCAATCGCAATGGCAATGAGCAGGTTTTGAGAGCATAATGGCAATGGAGTGTGACGATGCTGTTTAGGAAGAAGCAAACCGTCGCCCCGGTTTCGAGACCGAAAAGCGGCGCAGACCATTTGAGATCGATTGCGAACCGGGCAGAAACGAAACCCTCCCTCACTCGCTTTCCGATCCGTGATCCCTACATCGCCCCTGGAGTCGTCCCTGCCGGCGAAGTTCCGCAAGTGGCAAGCGACTCTCTTTCGTATGAATGCGCACGACAGGTGTGCGATGGGATGGAACGCGCGGGAGAGTTTGGGGCATCGCTGTACGGGTATCGGGATGTAGAGGGATTCCCCGGCTATCCGTACCTCATGGCGCTTTCTTTGCGAGTCGAATATCGCAATATGGCCACTGCGCTTGCGAACGAGATGACGCGAAAGTGGATTAAATTCAACAGCACCGACACGAAAAACGAAAGGACGAAAAAGAAAATAACCGAGATCGAGCAGGAATTCACTCGGCTCGACGTTCAGCAAACCATTCGCCGCGCAATCGAAAGCGATGCGCTGTATGGCACGGGGCAAATACTCATCAACGTAGATGGCGCCAATAACGCATATCCTCTGATTGCCGACAAAAAGACTGTCAAGCCGAACAGTTTCATCAGCATCAAAAACGTTGACCCTATTTGGACAACGCCGCTGGCATATAACGCTCTGGACCCATCGCGCAAAGATTTTTACATGCCCTCGGCATGGTGGGTAATGGGACAGAAATGGGACGCAACGCGGATTCTGACGATAATCACCCGCGAGGTTCCCGACATATTCAAACCGGCATTCAACTTCTCTGGGATCAGCCTATCGCAGTTGGTTGAGCCATATGTCAACAACTGGCTGCGAACGCGGCAAAGCGTGTCTGACCTTATCAACAATTTCTCGATTGTCATTCTCAAAACCGCCATGAACCAGATACTGACTGACCCTCAAGCGGACCCGGAGTCGTTGTTCAACCGCATCAGAATGTTTTCGGGCTTGAGGAGCAACAAAGGGGTATTCGCTCTCGACAAGGACAGCGAAGAGATGGACCAGATCGCGGTTCCGCTGGGCGGCCTTCACGAATTGCAAGCGCAGGCGCAGGAACAAATGTGCGCCAGCAGCAAGCAGCCCAGCGTGATCCAGATCGGCGTTGCGCCTTCGGGATTCGGCAACGTGGCGGAAGGGGAAATTCGCGTTTGGCACGAATGGATACATTCGCAGCAAGAGGCACACACCCGCAATCCTATTCAAATCCTGTTGGAACTTGTGCAGGTATCGAAGTACGGCGAAGTCGATCCTGAAATCACTTTTGACTTCGAGCCTCTTTACGAAATGACCGAAGAGCAAATGTCCACAATCAGGCTCAACGACAGCACTCGCGCCGGCAACCTCATTGACCGCGGAGTGATCGACGCACAGGAAGAGCGGGATCGCCTGGCGCGAGACCCAGATAGCGGCTACAACGGAATCGACATTGACCGGGAGATTGTGCCGCCTGATGAGGCTGAAGAAAGCGCGAATCTTGGGAGGGCAACCGCATGATTGGACATGTGACAGAAAAAGAGTTTAATGACAAAGAAACTTGGCATGAGTTCTTTGGAATTATTTTCCGACTTGAAGACGAAAGAAAGCAAGCCGAACAGGACGCGCAGCGCGTGAGTGCCATGATTAACGCCCTGCAAAAATGCAGTATGCCGATTGAACGCAAGCGACGCAAGGGAAGGATATTGAAGGAACTCCGGCGTAATATGCGCGGGTTTTCTGAATCAACACGCTACACGCGGTTTGCTATCCGTTGTGCGATTTGCGAAGTGAACAATGAATATCCATCCTAAGCCCAAAGTCGCCCGTGCTGTCTGGCCAAACGCAGCGATACGGAATCGCTATCGCCACAACCTTGTGATGATGATCCGCGAAATGGCTGTCGCGGTGGAGAGGCTGCTCACAGAGCAGCGCAAGGCAGAACCTCCGGCGACGGCAAACGATGAATCTCCAGTCGAAGCGATGCGCGGCAAGCTCAAGGGGTTGTCTCAAGAGTGGCAGTCTCGATTCGAAGCGATGGCCCCCAAAGTCGCCGAAACGTTCCTCAAGAATCAATTCAAGGGAACGGATTCAGCTTTCAGGCAGGCTTTACGCGAGGCCGGATGGTCTATCGAGTTCACGCTCACTCCCGCTATGCGCGAGGCGTTTGAAGCGTCCCTCGCGCAGAATGTGGGGTTAATCAATTCGATACCTGTTCAATACCTGCAAGAAGTGGAAGGGATTGTGATGCGGAACTACGCGGCCGGGCGCAATCTCAAGTCGATGGTTGAGGAGCTTCGGGGCCGCTATGCCGTGGCAAGCGATCGAGCATGGTTGATTGCGCGAGATCAGAGCAACAAGGCCAATGCCGTCGTTCAAAAAGCGAGACAAACGGAACTGGGAATTACACAGGCGATATGGCTTCACAGTCATGCTGGCAGGCATCCACGGCCTACGCACGTCGCCATGAACAGAAAAAGATACGATGTGGCAAAAGGGATGTGGGATTCAGCTGTGAAGAAATGGATATTGCCAGGCGAAGAAATCAACTGCCGGTGCTCTTCGAGGTCCGTGTTGCCGTGGACTCCTTCCGAGAACGCCTCCACAAATCCAACGCATTCGCACCCCACTGGCTTACGCGCTCAAATAGGCATCCAAAGCAGAAAGCCATAAGATAGCCGTCAACATGAAATCCGTAGATATTCATTGTTTTGCCTCCAATTTGATTTTCTTCGTCTGGGCCAATTCGCGGACGGCCAATTCAACCACAGCAGTTCGACCAATTCCAAGCGTGGACGCTATCCGGACGATCAAATCTTGGGCCGCCCTAGTCAGCCGAAACGATGTGGAAAAACGCTCAGGTAGTGCCATGCGTCGATTATACCGCACTCTGCGGTATAAATGCAAAGAAAAAATATCTCCTCTATTGCAATCAAAAATTTGGGGTGCAAGTATGTGTTAGAGATGGCTATGGAGATCGTTTGCGACTCGGCATTCCAAAATCGACATTTCGATCCAGAGAATGGTCAGTTACGGATCGAACGATCGCCTATATCCAAAGCCACTGTCAACCCCTATTACGGCAAGGAAATCCCGAAATCCGAGGAACTGGGGCTAACGCCGGACCGGGTGTACTATATGCTGCGCGATCCGGGAGAACTTGCAAAAGCGGCTCCTACCTTTCGCACCAAAGAGCTTCTCTTCAAACACATCGGAGTCAGCGCAGACAACCCTCAGCAGGAACATATAGCAGGCACAACCGGGTCGAACATCACGTTCGAGGCCCCGTACCTGATGGCGGATTTGAGCGTATGGGATGCCGATGCCATCGCGGGTATTCAAACAGGCACACTGCGCGAACTTTCATGTTCGTACAGCTTTCGGGCCGACATGACACCCGGAGTGTACGAGGGGCAGCATTACGACGGAGTGATGCGCGACATTCAAGGAAATCACGTTGCGCTCGTTAAGGCGGGACGTGCAGGATCAGATGTAAGGGCAGCAGATAAGGCGATTGAAATTTTTGCGCTTGATGAGTTTGAAGAGTCGAAACA